CCTGCGGTCCGCCGATCATCCCGGAGATGGCCAGGCAGGCGTTCAGGATGTCATAGCGAGCATCCACGGCATCCTTACCGGGCTTCTTTTTCTTCTCGTCTACGGAATCATTTCCGCTATCCGCGGGTGAGTCTTCTTTTTTGGGCTTGCCCTTATCGGCAGCCTCCAGCGCGGTAAGGCGACCGCTGATATCCTGGAGCATCGACAAGATTTGTTCTTCCGCCGCCATTGAAAAACCTCCTTCTTGCTGGCTGTAATCAAGCATTACGGCATCATCGAAAGTCATGAAATCATCGATCAGGCCGCCGTCTTTAGCCGCCTGCCCCTGAAATACCCCGGCCTGCATGGCCAGGATTTTCTCGCGGCCGACTTTCCTGTTACGGGCCGCGATATCCACGAACATGTTCCCGATCTCGTCGACCTGCGCCTGAAGGGTAGCCATGGCGCGTTGGCCGAGGGGCTCGTGAGGGCTGAAATCGGCTTTTGCGTCCCCGAATTTGATGGCCTGGTATTCGTAGCCGTCCTTCATATCCTTCGCCTTCTGATTCCGGAACATGGCGATGACGCCAATGCTGCCCGCCCCACCCGTGCGCGGCATGTAGACGCGGTCTGCTGCGCTCGCAAGCAGGTAGGCCGCCGAATACCCGGACTCATCCAGGAAGGCGTCAATCGGCTTTCGGCCCCGGTCTTTAAAGATCATCTCCGCCGTATCGAATGCCCCGGAGACTTCCCCGCCTCCGGAGTCTATGTGGTAGAGGAGCCGTGAAATATCGGGATCGTCCATGGCCGCCCGATGCGCGTCCCTGATCTCTCCGTAGGTCGTTGGCCCCCCTGACATGGATGAGCCCATCCTGCGGTTCACAAGCGCCCCATGCACGGGAATGACGGCCGTCATAGCCTTCCGGTCCGTGCCCGGAATCGCTCGCTCGACCTTCGTCGCCCGGAGCCTCCCGTCTATACCCGGAGGATTGATTCCAAGCCGGGGCGCCAGCATGTACATGATGAAATCGAGCTCTGTTTGCTCGATCATGAGGGGACGGTTGAAAATGAGCCCCGAGATGAATCTGAGCACATGAGGACTGCTCAATATCGAGCCCTCCATCTGGCTGCCAAAATCTAAAAACATCAGTTGGACTCCCCGTTCGGTCCCTGTTCGAGGTCTTGCTGCAAATCACTCTGGATGGATCCCGTCGAAGTCGTGCGCCTGGGATCGGAATCGAACACGAAACCGGCTTCGTCGGCCCGGCTGTCCTCGTTTGCGATCTCTCGATCCACATCCTCGATGTCCCCACCGGACTCGGAGATGATCTGAGCGCGGCTTTTAAGCCCGGCCCGCCTCTCCTTGATTTTCGCCATGACATCCTGCAGGGGGTTGACGTATCCCGGAACATCGGGGACCCACTCGATTCTCCGGTACTCGCGAATATTTTCAGCATAATCCCGGATCTTGAGCGCTCCGCTTGCGACCGCCATGTCCATCCATTTCCAGGCGACGGGGCGGCAAAACTGCTGAATCAGCATGTGGCGCTGGAGCTGCTTTATGAGCTGCCAGAAATCGTTCATCCCGGCGCGAATGGAGGAAAAGTTGACCCCGGAAAGATCCCCCGTGAGCTTTTCGTAGGTATTGCCGGTGCCCTTGGCCATGGCTCGCAGATGGTGCTTCACGAGATCGAAGAACCCTTGCCCTGCATCGGGGGGACTGGCGAACTTGACGTCATAGCCCGGAGGAAGATCGGGCCAGAGCCCCGGCTCCATGGCAACAATCGGGTTTCCAGAGGTATCGGTGCCCCCCGGAAGCCCGATCATCGCCCTGTTGTCCTGCTCGTTCGGCCTGATGAGGAACCCTCCGAACATCCCGGCCATGGTGCGCCGGACAAGCTCCGAATCCTCGCATTTGTCGAGCTCGTGAGCCCTGGTTATGACCGACTTGAGCCACGGGAAACCGCGCACCTGACCGGGGCGGAACGGCTTGAACATGTGGCCCATTTCGTCCGTCCCTATGCGGACTTTCGCGCCGGCATAGCTCGATAGCCAGCCGTAGCTTTCGCCGGGGTGCTCCCGGTATGGCCAGTAGGCAACCCGCTTTCCTTTCGCGAATTCAACGGCGCAGCGGATCTCGTTCCCCTTGTAGGGCTCGGTGTGGGTGTGATCGAGAAAATCGGCCTCGATCAGCTGGACCTGGAACGGAACGAGCAACCCTTCATCCGGCAAAACGTGGTAACGCCAGAAGACTTCCCCGGACTCGTAGGTAGATCGGGCGGCGAGCGCCTGCTGTCCGTAAAAATCGAGCACGCCGTCGTAATCCATCTCTTTTATCGAGTCGCCCCAAAGCTCGTGGATGTCTTTCTTGAGAGCCTTGTCTTTGACGTTCCAGCGGGGTGAGATGGATGTCCCGACCAGGTGGGCAATAAAGGAATCGACTCCGCCGTCCACCCACGGGTTGTTCCTGACCAGTTCCCTGGACCTTGCCCGAGTGGTTGAAAGACCGGAGATAACGGTATCGTTTGGGCCGGCTGCGGAGGTGCCCCATGACGAAAGCCTCCTCCCGGTAGTGGACGCCTCGAAAGGGAGATCCCCCGCCTGCATGGCGTTATAGGCCTGCATCCGTCTTGCCGGACGCCCGTTGGCGTCTACGATTGTGGGAGGATTTCCGCTCATCCCTACAGCCCCTTGCTCGTTCTGCCGAGGACAAAACCGGCGCGGGGCGTCAATGCCGATTGGACTTCGGAGCGCACCCGCATAAGGGCCGATTCGAGCTGCGGAAGAGTGACGGGCGTGTAGTCGACCCGGCTTCCATCGGAGAGCACGACGGATTCCTTGCGGGATCCCGCGATGAGGGCCATGTACGCCCGCTCAAGTACCTGTTGATCTTCGCTTGTGAATGCCATTGTGCTCAACGCCTCGCTGCATCGGAGAATCGGAGTGGTCCGCGCATCCGGGTGGCTGAATTGACCGGCTTACGGAATCAGAATGGCCGAAAAGGGAAGGGGATTCCAGGGGGCAAAATTACAGCGCTGTAATAATTTGGGCGATTTTTTACAGCGCTGTAAAAAAAGTTGGCCGGGAGGCAGGGAATTTGGGTGTTTTGGGATTGACATTCATAAAAAGGGCTCCCCGGAGGGAGCCTGACGGGAGGGTTACACCGCCTGCAATTCCTTGACGGTATCCCTCATGCTCTGAGTAACTCTGAAAACAGAATACACTTGAAAACCGTGCCGGAATGGAATATCTGAATCTTGAGCAGTTGCTGACTCCCCCCACGGTTTCGACCTGGGGCGCGGGGCCTCGAAAGAGGCCTCGGTTAGCATTAAGTTTGTAGCCCCCCCCAAGGTTTCGACCTTGGGCCGCGGAGCCCCTTCGGGGGCTCCTGCTTTTTTGTGGGAAGGACAATGAGAACAGCCATCTATGTTGACGGATTCAATCTTTACTACAGGACGGTAAGGGGCACGCCTCATAAATGGCTTGACCTGAAGGCGCTCTTTACGAGAGTTCTCAAGCCTTCTCACAACATCATCCGTATCAAGTACTTCACGGCCCTGGTTTCTCCGACGCCTCACGACCCCGATAAGACCAGCCGGCAGAAAACGTACCTTCGTGCTCTCCGGTGCCACATTCCGGAGATCGAGATCCATTACGGCCATTTCCTCAGCCACGAGGTGAAAGCGCCTCTGGCCCGGCCTGTTCCCGGCAGAGCTTTCGAGACAGTCATCAAGACCGAGGAAAAGGGATCGGATGTCAACCTTGCGGTTCACCTTCTGAACGACGCATGGCTTGATGTTTACGATTGCGCCGTGGTGGTCTCCAATGACAGCGACCTTGCAGAAGCTATGCGACTTGTCGGTTTTCATCATCCATCCAAAGTCATCGGTCTGGTCTCGCCGGAAGAAGGACGAACATCCAAGCAGCTCAAAATTCATGCGAATTTCATAAGGCCCATCCGTAAGAGCGTTCTTCCCGCCTGTCAGCTCCCCGATCCCATTCCCGGAACGACGATCCACAAGCCTGTGGGATGGTAACGCCATGGTTGAACTGCGCTTTCTTGGCCCGTCGAAAAAACGCGGTGAAGTCGTCGATGTTTTGAAATCCATGGGCTTCGTGGACATTTCGGAGTCCATTCCCTGGCGGGAGTGCTTTCCCGAGATTACGGACGAGCAGCTTCCGGGTATCTGCCTCAAAGGGGCCAGAGGCAAGGAGGACATGACGCAGAAGCGGCTTTCGGAGCTTACGGGCATACCGCAGCGCCACATCTCGGAGATGGAAAACGGCAAGCGTCCCATCGGCAAGGAAACGGCAAAAAAGCTCGGGAAAGCGCTCAACATCGGATACAAGGTCTTTCTGTAGCTCTTCACCCCACTCAGGCTTGTTCACCGCCGGTGGCCTCCCGATCATCCAGCATCAGGAAAACCGATTCGGCGGAAGCGACAAGGTCCTCATTAGCCAAGCTCAACCTCTCACGCATAATTGAAAATCCGGTTCAGCCTGGCGAGCTCTTCTTCCATCGCACGTGTGCGCACGGCTACCTCACGAAGCTTCGAAACCTCGTCAAGACGGGCCTCGTCGCTCATCTGGACAGACTGAAACGTGGCTCCGCACGCGCACCGGTGAGACCTGAATTTAACGCCGCCTCTCCAGGGGGGCGAGCTGGAAACGGGAACCCTCTCCGAGCCACACTCGGGACAACAGCCGCCTTTCTCTTGGTTCCAATCCACCTTCCTGGCCATACCCTGTCCTTTCAGCGCCCGAGCATTCTCTGCGCGTAATTCGACCGAACAACCTGGCGGGCCTGGTCGGGAACAAAATTTGGCGCGCCTTGCTGCTCTTCCGGCATTCTTGACCGCGACACCATCTGCTCGAGATCATCCCAGTTTATACGAGCCAGGCCAACCCGATAGGCCGCTGCGAAAGCGTAGACGAGGCAATCGAGCGCTTCGTTTCGCCGGCCTTCCATGACGCGCCACTCTTTCTTCGGATGTCCTTTGTGGTAGACCGTGACACACTTTTCAGCCGTCATCTGACGATAGAAGTCATCCGGAAGCTCATCGGAAAAGTGGAACATCCTTGGACCAGGGATGGCGATCCCGAGCCGCTGATAGATCTGCTCCTTGGCCGTATCACTACCAACCGGCCACTTTTGAACACCCTTCTCGATCTTCGCGCCTCTCCAGTTCACATCCTGGAGCGACGGCCGGCCGATAATGGGCATGCCCGGCTTCGATTCGCCCTTTATGGCTATCACCTGGGGAGACCTGGTCCTGGCGTAGTTGTAAACCGCCTGCGTGTTGTGGCCTCCGCTATCGACGGCCACGCATGCGATATGGAGATCCACGCCGTACTCATGCCGGTAAGATCGCATGCGCAGCCCATCCAGCTCGTCCCACGGCGCATCGGTTTCGGGGTTTCCCATTATTGGCCCATGGCCGACAACCCAACATTCCTCGCCTCTGCCGAGAGCGATGATGCCGAACTCGAGCCTGTCCGGATGCACGTCCACGCCCATGACGACCAGGAGGCCTCCGGCCGGTACGCTCAAGAGCGGATACGGCTCGGCCCTTCTCTTCAGCTCCTCCCACTGATGGCTTTGCCCCGGTGTCTCCCAAACTTGAGCAAGGCGGGTATTCGTCCACACCTTCAGCAACTCAACGTTCTTTCCCGCCTCCAGAAACTCTTCGACGATCTGCTTCCAGGACACCCACCCGAGCGGAGAATAAAGCGATGAGAGATGATACCCTCTCACCCTGGCTCCGGGATTCTCCGGAACCCACTCTCCATGCTCGAGCATTTTGGTCTTGTGGTGCTCATCGATCTTCTCCCGGCAATACCGGCACTCATACCAAACATCCGTTACGGCCTTCCCGATATGGGTGAATTTGATCCCGAAGTCGGCATCCCTTCCGCCCCATACCAGCTCCTGCTTTGCCCCGCAGTGTGGGCACGGAACCTGATATTTTCGCTTGTCCGAATTCTCGTAGGATTTCTCTATCCGGCTGAACCCCTTCTCCGTTGGCGTGCTGTTCTCGTAAATCTTCTTTCTGGTCTTGTACGTATCGGTTCGCTTCCGGGCTAGCGCCGCAGGATCTCCCTCACCACCAACGGCTGCATCGAACCCGTCTGAGTCGTCCAGGATGAGATACCGAATAGATTTACTCCGGAGGCTTTTTGCGCTGTTGGCTCCCGTTATTTTGAGGGAGCCTCCAGGAAACTTTTTGCTGAGGATCGTGTTACCCGAATCCCTGGACTTCACATCGCTGATCAAGCCGGACAAACAAGCCCTGGCCTCTATGGATGTGGCCAGGCGATCTTTGCTGTGGTCTTTTGCAAGATCGAGACTCGGCATCATCATCATGATTGGACCTGGCGATCGATGCACCACGAAAAAGATAAGGTTCTCGCCAATAGTCGTGAATGCAAGCTGTGTCCCCTTCATGACGCACACTTCGGTCACGGGGGACATTGGACTGAGGCATTCCATAATTTCGCGGGTATACGGTACACGTGAGGTTCGGAACAACCCCCTTTCCGCCGCTCCATCCGGAAGAACACGATACTGATCGGCCCATTCCCATATCCATTCATCCGGATCGGGAAGAATGCCCGAGCGAAAAGCCTCCGTATAAACCGCGCGGCCGTCAAACACCGTCAGCCACTCCTCTCAGCGCGCCTTTCAAGGCTGACATCAAAATTGAGTGCACCTTGAATTCATCAGCCTCCGCGGCGACGATGGCCGCTATTTGATCAGGTACATTCAGGATCGCGTCGCGAAGACGCCTCCCTTCATCAAAACCGGCCCGCTTCACGCCTTCAGCATCACATAGCGCTCCGGCTTTCTTGTCATAATCGAGTTGAGCGTCTTTAAGCCTGACTATCTCTTTTCGACGCAAGGCTTCCTGGAAGGGCAGGTTATCGTCAATCCCATGAAGATCACCAGGTTGCTCATCTGATTTACCCACACCCTTGTCGGTATTTTCGATGGCGCATTGCTCAAGTTTGTCACCCTTTTTATTGCTCCTTACCATTCGAACGTCGAGTGTTCCGTCTAAAATCTGATGAGCAAGCTCCGGTCGGATTTTGCCGTTATCGGAAACGGCGCCACCAGCTCGCAACAGATCCATTTTTTGGCCTATGCGCTGGCGGCTGACTCCCCGTTCCTTGGCAAAATCGGTTTGTGTAAGAAGCTTGCTCACTTCCTTGCAGTCTCCGTGGTACACCTTGCATCATCTAGCGGTCTTAAAGGTAAGCCATTGAGATGCAAGGCAATTTTAGATGCTGTGTCTAGACTGGTGCCGGGCCGCCCTGACCC